ATGAATTACACAGCATGCACCCTAAAAACCACAAATCCGATCATCGTTCTTCAGGAAAACAAGAGCCGACTAGAAATTAGAAACGCCCATCGAATAGAGCTAAGTCAAATCATGGTTGACGGCTGCCTTATCGATAAAAAGCTAGAAAAATGCGATTGGCTCATCACCTATGATACACCTAGAAAGACGGCCATATACATCGAGCTAAAAGGATGTGATTTAGACAAAGCCATTTCGCAACTAAAGTCCACCCTAACGCATACAACACCACACCTAAACCAGTACAAAAAAGAGTGTTATGCAGTCACAACCAGAGTGCCTAAACACGGCGCCACAATCCGCAAACGCTGCTTAGAGTTTCATAAAAGCACCGGTGCTACCCTCTCCGTCAAGAACACACCGCAGTCAATAGAGATTGGGCCCTGATAAACCATAAGCTCTGCTGAAATTACACGACTCGGGGCGCACAGGCATACAATCACAAACACCAATTGTGCTGGAGTAGGAATAGAAAAAGGCGCCCAAGCCCCAATAAATAGGGACTTGGGCGCTTTTTGGTATCTGAGCATCAGTGGCTAGATAGGCATGAATTGGCATTGAATGGCGCACGGTTTGCCCCATTTTTGCCCCACGGTTTCCGCCCCCCAATCTGGCTCAACCCTTCTAACCTATTTGCTTGGCCTTTACTGTCTAAGCACACAGCATTGGGCGACTCGGCAATAACCGCAAACATTCTTGATGGGCGACCGCTTCGCCTCAACATGGACATTGTTCGCAACGCAGCAGTACCGCTATCCTCGCAGCTCGTATGAAAAACCCACTAACAAAATTCAGGCGAAAATTGAAACATGAACAAACTCTCGGCAGCCACCACATATCTGCAAACATCCTTTGTCAATGCAGCAACCGATGAGCTTATCCCCAGGGGATATGGAACTGGTTTCTTCACAAGAAAAAATGGAGAGCTATTCCTCGTCACAAACTGGCACATAGTCAGTGGAATAGATCCATCGAAGCCTGAGATGATAGGCGAATTGCCACCTCCACACCTCTTAAAAATTACTGCCATAAGCAAAAAAAATACGCTATCAGAAATCACCTGCCCGCTATATGACTCAGAAATGAATCCAATATGGCTTGAGCACAAAATGGGAGGAAAAGTCGACATAGCCGTTTACCCTCTACCCGATTCTATACAAGATCATTTTCATATTTTTGAAATCGAAAAATTTGCAGAATCTGAAATCGACGAAGCGGTGGGTAAGGATGCCTTCATATTAGGCTATCCTTTCAGCCATGTAGAATTGACAGAGGCTTTCGGGCAATCCACTCCTTATTATCTCCCCGTTTGGAAGCGAGCCAGTATAGCGACTGAGCCGTCGCATCGTTTAGCGGACAGAGTCATATTGCTGGATTCGCTTTCAAGGCCTGGCATGTCAGGAGCGCCAGTCTTAATCTCAGAGGATAAAGCGGTTGTTAAGTTTCCAAATCGTGAAGCTTACGCAGCCGCCAAGCGCTTAGCAGATGGAGATCTAAGTGCCCTTGCCGGATTCGATACAAGCTCGATGAAGCATGGTACCGAGAGAGCATTCAAGCTTCTTGGAATATACTCCGGCGTGATCGGAGACACGAAGCTTGCCCAAACTGCGCTCGGGCGGTGCTGGCATGTCGACGCAATTGAAGAAACACTTACACATCAAAAAAATGGAGAAATGCCATTCCATGCTCCAGTATCTACGCCCGCATACCAGAAACTACTTAAGCAATGCTCGGGGCAGCTAATTATGAAAGATAAAAATGGAGACATCACCAAAAAAATAGAGCTTAATAAATAACTTCAAACCTTGTGTTTGCCTGGTCACAGGGCCGAGCCGTCTCACCTGCATCGTATCGATGCAGCGTGCGACAAATCAGGCTCAACAAGCTGAGTGAACTGCAGAAACGAGTCGTGGCTGGCCTATAGCACACGGATTGAGCGGAAGCCGCGTTGATCCGATACTTTAAAAGCACCGATTCAACGCGGCATATCTCACTTCTGGGATAGCAGCTCAGATGGGCAGGTCCATGCTTGCACTTTCTCTTCGCCCCCGAGAGAAACCACCTTCAAACAGCCGTCAGCGGGCGCGTGCTTATCGAGGGGCGTTTCGATGTAGGTAACTGCGGCCGGAGCATTATCAATTTGCTCCTGACAGCCCTGAGCCTCATTCACGTATGCCTTCAATGCTTCTTCTGGCGACTGAGTTCGGATGGTTCCTGCTACCGTCAACCAATACTCTTGAGCCTTGTAACCTGCACCACGGCACAGGGACAGCGGTGACAGGACACCGAACACATCACCCTCAGATTTGAGAGCCAGCATCTTTTTACTCTGGCCAACCAAATCCGCCCCCACTGGAAGAGCTGACAGACTTCGGATTTCTCCGACATAGACTGTCGTCTTCAAGAGGTAGGCAATCGCTTCCCCGCGTTGTTTCTCGTACTGGCTGATCTCTTTTTTATTGTCTCCTGTGACCTTGTAGCCCTGGTCATTGCAGCCGACCAATGACGTTGTTACCGAAAGGGCCACAGCGGCCAAAAACACAGGACGTTGATACGTCTTCACATTCCCTACCTTCTTCTGGTTGTCCTTAATCTCAGCGCGATGTCGTTGAGGCGGTTCATCCTACAAGACACGCCTTCTACAAACAAAACCCTTCCCAATTCGCAGAGCTGTCAGAAGAGCTGCCCGAGCTGATCCGGCACCCAGTTCAAGATCACCAACTCCCCGGTCACCTCCGCCTGACTCTTGCGTTGATTTGTGTTGCTGTAGCGGATATCCAGGCACTCGAAGTGGAAGCCGTCGAAAGCCCGACGAATGTCTGGGTGGTCATTGATGCTGACCATCACCTTGCCCTTGCAACTGTGCATGAAGTCCGCCATGCGTTCGTACTCCTCGAAGGGAAAATCCACACCATAGCCGGCGGTCTGCCAGTAAGGCGGGTCCATGTAGAAGAACGTGTGCGCTCGATCATAGCGTTCGGCGCAAGCGAGCCAGGACAGGTTCTCGACGTAGGTGCCGGCGAGGCGCTGCCATGCAGCTGACAGGTTCTCTTCGATGCGCAGCAGGTTGATGGCCGGCCCCGTGGTGGCCGTACCGAACGTCTGCCCGGTGACTTTGCCGCCGAAGGCGTGCTGCTGCAGATAGAAGAACCGGGCGGCGCGTTGGATATCGGTGAGCGTCTCGGGGCGCGTCATCTTCTGCCACTAGAAGATCTGGCGAGAGCTGAGCGCCCACTTGAACTGGCGCACGAACTCCTCCAGATGGTTCTGCACCACGCGGTACAAGGTGACCAGGTCACCGTTCAAATCGTTCAGCACCTCCACCGGGGCGGGCTGGGGACGCATGAAGAACAACGCGGCACCGCCAGCGAAGACTTCGACATAGCATTCATGAGGGGGAAAGAGGGGGATCAAGCGGTCGGCCAGGCGGCGTTTGCCACCCATCCAGGGAATGATTGGAGAGGTCATAGGTATGCAAGTCTTTACTGTATAGATAAACAGTTAATAGGCTCGCCGCGCTTTGTGCACAAGGCAGAGGCCACGGCTGGACTTGCAGGAAGGGCCTGCGGGTTCGGTGGGCCGGGCTGGATGTTGACGCATCCGTCCCGGCTCGCCTCTTTACTACTGGGTGACTGCGCGGACGTAGGCCTGGCAGGCCTTCAGCGCGATCAGTCCACGATCACCTTCGTCGGTGATGGTGACAATTCGTTGAGCATGCGCTCGGTCAAGTTGGACGCGTACGGTTCCATGTACCACGCCTCCGGCGCCGGGGGCTTCTCGCACCCCACCGTCACAACTCTGGGCGGCAACGGTTCCAGCGTCGACAAGGACTGACAGCCGCAGATCAGCGGTAGCAAGCCGGTCACGCAGACGAGCCTGAGCTTGTTGAGCATCGTTCATTTCCTTCCAGTGCGTTTTGGTCTGATCCTGCAGGCGAGCCTCCAGGGCGCGGCGCGCACCCTGCTGCTCTGCCAGTTGATTAAGCGCCGCTGCAGCGGCCTCCTCCCGCTCACGGGCGTACACGCGGTCCTTCTCCGCCAGCTGCTTGCCGTAGTCATCGGCCTGTTCGGCGAGCTGTCTCCCGTAGTTGTTGGCCTGCCACATCCAGGCTGCCCAGGCACCGACGGCTAACGCGATCACCAGGGCAGACATGGCAGTCAGGCGAGTGACCCAGGCACTCACTGCAGCACCTCAAGTGCTCGGGCGTAGATCTCTTTGCGGTCCTTCAAACCATTGAGGCCACCGTTGATTCGCTTGGTGAGCTTCTCGAACATGGCGTCATCAGGGTGAGCGATCTTGTCCGCCAGACCGTTCAGGCCTTGCTGCTGCCAGAACCAGCCGGCCGACAACGATGCATAGACAGGCTGCTCGAGCAGCTCAGGGGTATTGAGCAGGCGGCTGTCACCGAACAGGGCTTCGCTGCAGGCCTGGTAGTTACGGCGCCCCGTCACCTGGATGAGTCCACGGCCGCGATAGAGCTGGCCGTCGCCGTCCGCCTCCGGCGTGTTACCCAGACGCTGCGCCAGGCTGCCGGTGTCGTACTTGGACAGGTACCTGGCATTGCCGAGCTCTCGCACATACTGCAGCTGACCCGACTCGTGCCCCACCTGAGCGAGGAACGCCGCCATGCGAAGACGGGTGATGATGGCGTACTTGCCCATGGTGGCATTGAGGCCAGGAACAAAAACGCCGGCTTGGCGGCCGGCGTGGGGCAGGATCTGCTGAATCTGTTTCTCAGTGATTGGCATCGTTGTTTCTCCTGCAAATGGTCGATTACGCCGGCCCCACATCCACCGTGCGCATTGGTTTGTCCGCTTTCTTTTTCTTGCCCTTGGCCATCGCCTTGCCCTTCTTGCCGCCGTTGCACTCTACCGTCGTGGTCCACCCGCTCTGGGTGAAGACCTGCTCCACGCTGTCGACCAGGTACTCGCCGTCCAGCCCCACCTTGAAGCCCAGGGCATTGATGGATCGCTCAGCGAAGAGATCGGTACGCCCTGGCATTTCAAGCCGCACGCCGGCAGTGCTGCGATTGAACGCAGCCAATCGCGCTCTGGCTGCCTGCTTGGCTGCAGACTCGTCTGGATAGATATGGCGGTCGGTATGTACCGCCGGCAGCCCCTCTGGGGCCTCGCCGTTCTCCAGTTCCACCACCTTGAGCACACCGGACTTTTTGTCTTGGTGCTGGGTCTTCACAGCCTTCTGCGTGGTGCGGTCGCCAAGGCGGAACGAATAGCGGACAACGTCGGTACGGTTGAGCGTGACCACGCCCAAATCCCTGCCGCTCGCGCTCTGGCCGCCTTGGCGTGGCATAACCATCAGCTTTCCGTTAGCCACCTTGGCCGTGCAGTCGTGCTGCTTGGCGAGCCGCGTGATGAAGTTGAAGTCCGACTCATTGCGCTGGTCGACACGCGGCACCTTGGTTTCAACCTGGCACCCTGGCTCCCAGCCGTTGCGACCCGCCACGTCGGCGACGATCTGGGCGAGCGATTTACCCTCCCAGCTACCGCTGCGCGTGGTCTTGCCACTGCCCCGCATGTCGCTCGCCTTGCCACGCAGGGTGATCGTGTCGGGCGGGCCAGTGACCTCCATCTCATCGACCGTGTAACTGCCGATACGCTTCAAGGCTTTGCCCGCATAACCCAGCAGAACCTCGATCTTGGCGCCACGACTGGGCAGCGTGACGACCTGGGCGCGATCATCGACACGCAGCTCAAACTCGTCCGACTCCATGCCGGGCTTGTCGGAAGTGCGCAACAGCATCAGCCGGTCATTGATCAACGCGGTAATGTCCTTGCCGTCCGCGACAATTTGAAACTCAGGTTTCATGGCCCCTCCAGAAACGATGAACCCCGCTCTGGGCGGGGTCCGTTATGCCTTTGCCGGGCGGTTGCCGGCGCCTGTTGATCAGTCCCAAAACGTTACTTCCTCGACTTCCTGTGGCGGTGCGGTCTTGACCAGTTCACGCACCACCGCGCCAGGCGCTTGCTGCGGGGCAGCATCAGACTTGGCTATTTCAGCCACTGCCGGAGCCTTGGCAACCACTGCAGCACCCGTGTCGTGCGCTTTCTTCCACTCGGCCTGCAGCTTCATGGTCTCGCCAATGGTGGCTTTGAGCACCTTGGCTTTGTTGCCCTTCTCCTCGAGCTTCTGGATGCGGCCTTCGACCGTCTTGAACGCGGCGCCGACCGAAGCTGCGACGGCGCCGCCAATGACCAGCGCTAACTGCATTCTTGCCATCAGTTACCTCCTCAAGGCTCAATCCGTGAGCCACCAGCACATATCCGCGAAGGGCATGTCCTGTATTTCAGCGGCCGAGAACCCCAGCTCAGCAGCCAGCCGCTTGGCCAGCTGCTTTTGCACCTTGGGGTCAAACGCCGTCTTCGCTGACCAGGCGAAAATACCCGGCCTGCAGCCGGCTGTAGTCCTTGAGGGCCAAGCCCTCCAGATCCTTGGTACCGACCTCGGCCAGCGAAGCGAACAGGTTCAGTTCGCGCTGCTCGTCATCGGCACCACCAGTGGCTTGGGCGTTGCGAATGTCGCGCACGGTTGGAGCCCGCAAGGTCATGCGGTCAACCTTGATACCGTTCAACTCGCTCGGCTTGCTCAGGGTCACTGTGACGCCGTCGTCAGTGATCACCAGGTAACTCGGCAGGGGCTTGCTCATCGTGTTTTGTCCTTCTCGAATGGTGGATTAAAGGCCCAGCCAAGGTGCCTCTGAGCACAATTCTCGGGCGCGGCACCAACCAGCGCCTGGCGAGTGCGTACCTGGTGAAGTACTACGGCACCGGCGGGCAGTGGCAAGACATGGGCGAACCGATGCACACCCTGCCGACCAAGGAACGCATGGCGCTGGTCACCGTTGTCCAGGTGCCCAATGAGCTTCTGCCGCCAGAGCTGCTGGCGAAGGCCCGCAAGTGCGCTCACTTCCTGCACAAGTACCTGCCGGAACACTTTCCCGATCTGGTCGACCTGGTGCTACTCGGCGATTACGCACTGGTCGACTTCACCCTGCGCATGCTCAAGGCTCCCGAATTGAAACTTGCCCAGGGTTTCAGCCCCGACTACATCCTTGATCGCGGCCTGTTCGAGAACAAAGAAACCGGCCTGCTGGAGTGGCGCCCGATCAAGAACACCGACCAGATCCGCCTGATCGGCAACAGCGTCTGCCCTGACGAAGCGGAAGACTTGATAGCCGCCAACGCGGAAGACCTGATCGACTTGTACCAGCAGGAGGCCGCATGAGCACGCACCGCCATGATTGGTACATGAGCGAGGCCGACGACGGCGGCCTGTATCACTGCAGGAAGTGCAGGCGCACCCACGAAGGCACTGTCCCTGAAGCCCACGGCTGCCCAATGTCCAACGCCGAACACAACGCCGTCGCTTGGCTTGGCCAGGCCGGGCTGTACCGCACTAGGTTTGACGCCGTGCGCAACTGCGAGCAGTCCGTCACGCCGGTACCCGCCGACGAACTGTTTGAGTTGGCCAGAAAGCAAGTGCTTTGCCACATCAATGGGGGCAGCCAACATGCCTAAACCAACACGCATCTGGCAGTTGATCAGCCTCTTGCTCGCCTTGGCACTAATCACCGCATTGGTCGAGTTGCATCGCAGCAGCATCGACCGAAGCTCAGTGACAGGCACGTTACCGACTGTAAACAGCGCCATGAACCTTGAGCATCTCGACCTCAGTCCGAATGCTCGCCGAGTGCATGAGAGGTATTCGCTGTGATCGACACATCGACATACACCCCAACCACCCGCACGCCCAAGGGCATGCAGCCAATGCTTCGGCCAGCCATGTCGTTCATTTGCGACATCTGCGGTAAGGCTCGCGTGAAGGGCAATCACGACCAATGTTCCAAAACCCGTCAAGCAGCTGGCTTCATCATCATGCGAGGGCGCAAGCCATGAACACTGCATTCATGCTAATGGCGCAATACAACGGACTCGCCATCATCCCAATCGACCAGGTGTGCACCGACTACTTCACCCACCTGACCCCTGAAATGTTTCAGCGGAAGGTTCTTGCCGGACAAATCAAGCTTCCTATCACCAGGCTCGAGGCAAGCCAGAAGAGCGCACGAGGCATTCATATTGCCGACCTGGCGCATTACTTGGATCAGCAGCGGGAGGCTGCCCGCAAGGAGTGTGCGCAATTGAACAAGACACTGCGAGCCGGCTAACCGGGAGATTGCACCTTGCCTGGCCGGGTGCCGGTGCGGGTGCCGGTGCCGGTCGACATCGTCGACGATCAACCCGGACCGGCATTTGGCGAGGGCAGCTAAAGACCCATTGTAGTCACCCACAGGTAACCTGAATCGGCCACTAGGCGTTCCGTTGAATGGGGGTATGCCTCTGTGGCTTGTGATAACGACGTATCGCGTCAAGGGCCTGCTGTAACAGCGTCTCTCCCGCCTTCAGCTTTTCATGCAGGAGCATTTCGTGCTCCAAACGTCCATAAAACTGTGTTACACGCGGTCGCCTCTGGTTTTATGGGCTAGCATCTGAAAGAGCCTCTTCTGAGACGCGACTAGATCTTCCGATAAATGGGATGACGGAATTTGAGGGTACGCCATGGCCGAATTTCTTTGGTTTTTTAGGTGGTTCGCTCTGCTTGTGCCGCTTGGTATTGGCGGGTGTTCTTCAATAAGCCTTGAGTCTGCGAAATCTCTAAGCGCTGCTGGTGAGAGCTTCGCTGTCCAGGCCAAGTCTGCAGTATTTGTTTCGGAGTCTGAATATCAGCTCGCGAGAGATAGCGAAGCGCTGATGCATGGATACTCTGATACAACCACGGATGACCAATACAAAGAAATACTTTCCCTCTCCGATAAGCTAAAAGAAGAACTGTCAAAGCGCGCTGCCGTCCTTGATAAGCTTAGTGAGGCATATAGTGCATTTGGCAGTCTTGCAGCTATTAACTCTACTGGAGACACAGAGTCCGCGATCGATACGTTGGGCGCTTCAATCAATGAGTATGCGATTGCAAGAGGGCAGCAGCCGCCTGTGAAGGCTAGCGTCGCAGGGGTGATTTCTAAGGTCGGAGGGGTAACTGCGGGTGAAATTCAAGAACGGAGGGTTAAAGAGGGAAGTGCAGAAATAAGATTTCGGCTGATTGCATTCAAGGGTCTGCTATCCGATACACTCGTTGCATCTCAGATGCTCAGTTATAAAAGCTATGTTAATTCAAGTTATGGGGCAGCTGTCAGGCAGCTCTGGGATAGTGGGCTTTATGATCCTACTCCGCTGCTAAATGATTTCGGATCCAACTCTTCTATGACAGCACAGAAGGATGCATTAAAAACAATAAATTCTAGCCCGCAGCTGCAGAGAGCTTTTAGAGAATTTCTCTTAAAGCGCCAGGAGCAGAAGTTATCGCTTATTGATGAGTCTTATTATGCCACAATCTCGACTCTGGCGAAGCTGATCGGTGAACATGAAAAGCTTGAAAAGGGGGGGGAGCTTAATCTGGCTAGAATCAGGGAGCTGACGGCAAGACTAGAAGAAATTGTCTCAATTATTTCTAAGACCAAGGCTAAGGCTAAGGCTGACAACAATTAACGGGAGAAATTAAATGCTAATTGATTCTGATGGAACCCTGACAAAGGACGAGGCTCTTGATTCATTACGGGCTGCCGCAGAGTCCGCTACTAATTCGCTGCCAGATGCTTTCCAGAAGTGCAGTACTGATGATGAGCGAAAAGCGGTGATGAGGCATCGAGATGCCATAGTATTAGCCCATCTGCGAGCACTAGATAAATCTCTTCAGTACAACTCCAAGCCTTTTGAAGATCTTGCTAAAGCATTGTCTGATCACGCCGAAAAGCTAGGACTTCAGGTCAGTAAAACTAAAGATGGCACTGAGGCTATACTGCTGTTCTCTGAACTACTGCAATTAGCTGCCACATTAGCACTTGCATTTGCCTGAGACTGGAGGGCATATGAATAAGTTTCTTTTCTCCTGTTTATCATTATCCCTGTCTCTGGGGCCAGCGTCCGTAGCATACTCCCAGGTTGTGTATGTTGAGCCGATGCGATTGCTTAGTAGTAGTGGAAGAACCGAGCCTGATGGGAAAATAACCAAAATTCTTGTCTCGCTTCTGACAAAGAGGGGCGTCCAGGCCCAAGCACTGGATACATCCGGATCAGCAGGTGTTCAACCCCGCGGAGCATATCTGGTAACAGGTTTTGTTCAGAAAAAACCCTTGTTTGAGCTACCGCCATGTTCTCCAGGATTAGAGCTAATTGGAGAGCCGGAGTTTTCAGCTTCCTTACGTAGTCCGGACGGAACAGTAATCAAACTCAAAGATGTCTCTGGGGATGTCCGATTCGAGAAAAGCGAGGTTTCTTGTCCTGCAATCAAGGTCAACCAAGCTGCTTTAGAGCGGGAGGTATCAAAAGTGCTAGACAAGCTCGCCGGAGAAATTGAAGGTACTGTGAAGTCCGGCAAATAGTGGGTTTGATCGCACGGTTCTGCACTTATGTTTTTTGGAAGTAAACTGCACTCGGCAGTTAGGCTGTAGCGTAGACTGCTTGCTATGCTTATCTAATCGTCTGCGTATGGCCGTTAGCAGCCATTAGCGAGGGTCTGCTTTGGGTCGTAAGCAACCGGTCGAGACTAATTACTGTCGACCCATAGCGCGCACTCCGCAATAGATATGCGATGGTGATCTTTTCACTGTGGTTCCAATTCTGACCATAAGCCACTTCGGCCTATACGGGCCATTAACGTCCCATAGTCTTCAAATTGATGGGTGTTAACCTCAGCCCGGTTCGTCCATGTAGCTTCACATTCTTCGCAGATCCACAGCGGAATCTGTGTAGAGCGGACACGCATTGCTTGAACGTGGCCTTGATCGCACCTTTGGCATTCGATCAGCATGTAAATGATCTCTAAAGGACGTCGGAGTAGCCTGTATCCCATCGGCCGCAATCAAATGCAAGCAGACTCAGTTCGGTCGTCCGCAATGGGTCGAGAGCAGCCGTTCGCGACTGACCGCAATCGACCCACAGCCGATGCCTGCCACCAGTAAGCGCTTATAGAAGTAGCATCTTTACCCATCCGCTACTCAGCCCGGGCGCCGAGTTTAACGGGTGCCAGAATGATCCGATCCAGCCACGTCCAGCCTTTATACCCATCCCCTCGCCCACGCAAATGGGTATACCGCCGCAGCGAGTTCCAATCACGGTGACCAGATACGCTTGAGACCCTCGGTATGTCCCAGTCCATTTCAAACAACCGCCTCACCCCTTCGTGACGCAAGTCGTGGAAATGCAGATCTACTATCCCTTTCATCTTGCATGCCTTCGACCAGGCTGTGCCGATTGAATCCGTGTTGTACGGGAATATCTCACGACACGCTCTGGGCATGCTCTGCACGATGATCCACGCTTCATCCGGCAAGTAACACCAGACATCATTGCCGATCTTCTGACCGGGGTTTTTCATGTCCCGCACCTTCACTGCCTGCCGGTGCTCATCGATATCTTCCCACCGTATGCGTGTGATCTCATCCATTCGGCGGGTCGAAAAAATCGCGAACGCCACTACCTTGGGCATGTGGATGACGCTTGGACGCCGCTGCAACGCCTCGAAGAAGTGCTCCATCACCTTATCGATCTCATCCAGCGTAGGACGCCGATCCCGCTCTCGACTGCTCAGGTTGTAGCCGAACTTCTTCAGCACGAGGCGCGCATCTGGCATTGCTTGCGCGTCAATCTCATACCCCCACGCCGCCCTGGCCAGGGACAGCACCGACCCCAGGTGCGCCAGGTCATTGCCGGCCGTCTGCGGTTTAATGCCTCCACCTTCAGGACTCATGCGCCAGAGCGCGTAATCCACCAGCACCTGCTGGGTGAGGTCGGAATCAACCTTCTCGCCCAAGTAGCTGTTCTTGATCGCATTCAACGTTCGCCGCTTCGTCTCACCCAGCGGCCGGGCTTTCTCGGCTTCGACCAGGTAGCGCTCGATCATGTCCTTGACCGTGTGCCCGTTGCGGCTGGCCCGCTCGATAGCGCCAGGTACCGCCAATTCGGTCTCCCGTCGCTTCGCCCAGGCTTGAGCGGCCTGCTTGCGGGCGAATGTCTGGGCTTCTTGATAAACTAAGACACCTTTTTTCTTAAGGCGGATCTGGACGGTGTAGCTGACCGTCCCATCGGCCTTTTTCCTTGCTCTGATCGTTGCCAT